GGAGATCCGGTATATACTGGTAACAACGGCACAACAGCAATATAGGAAACCTATGGCACAAAGTAAAAGATCTAACCTTAAAAAATTAGAAAATATCGGCTCAGGACCGTATGAAGCCATAGTGGTTAGTAATCTTGACACTACTTATATGGGGTCATTAAAAGTTGATGTTTTAAAATCTAACACAGCAGGTAGTGTACCAGAACGTTTAGGTACTACAATCGAAGTTAGATATTTGTCACCATTTTACGGTGTTACAAATATGAGTCATGTCACAGCAAATGACGGTTATGCAAGTTCACAAAAAAGTTATGGTATGTGGTTTGTACCACCAGATGTTGGCGCAAGGGTAATGGTTATTTTTGCAGAAGGTGATGTATCACAAGGATTTTGGATAGGTTGCGTTCAAGACAAATTTATGAACTTTATGATTCCTGATGGTAGAGCATCTACAGAGCTTACAACACCAGGAACTCCAGACAATATACAAGGGTTGAAATTACCTGTTGCAGAATACAATAAAAGAGTTGAAAGCGGAACTGGCAGAGATCAAACTAGATATGCAAAACCTTACAACAAAGATTTTACGCAAACACTAGAAATACAAGGATTAATTAGAGACGAAAATAGAGGTACAACTACTTCAAGTGCTAGGCGTGAAGTTCCTAGTTCTGTATTTGGTATTAGCACACCCGGACCAATAGACAAACGTCCAGGCGCACCAAAAGGATTAGTTGGCGAGTCAGGATTAAAACATTCAAAATTTGTTAACAGGCTAGGCGGTTCAAGCATAGTAATGGATGACGGTGATGATAAACTATTAAGAGTGTCGCATGCCTCAGCAGGACCTCCTACATATGCAAATGTAGAAGCAGAAGAACTTTATGGCATTCCAACTATTCCGCACAACGAATTAACAAGGATACGAACACGTACAGGGCATCAAATATTGATGCACAATTCGGAAGATTTTGTTTACATTGCTAACAGTAGAGGAACAGCATGGGTCGAACTTACTAGTGATGGTAAAATTGATGTCTACGGAACCGACAGTATTTCAATTCACAGTGATGCAGACATAAACTTAACAGCAGATAGAGATGTTAACATTGAAGGCGGCAGAAATGTTAATGTTAGAGCAAGTGCTAGATTTGATGGCTTTACTGGCAACGGCACAGGCAACGTTTCTATTGAAAGTGCAACTGACACTAAAATGTTAGCAGAAGCAAACTTTTTAACAAATGTTAAAGGATACCAAGAAACTAAAGTTACAGGATACCAAAAAACTTTAGTTGAAGGCGACATACATCATCATACAAATGCTAACATATATGTGTTAGCAGACCTACAAGGACATATTCGCACAGCAGAAGATATGTTTATTAATACTGATACTACCCTTAATATTGTAGGTAAAGAAAATTATTTCACAGCAACAGAAGGAGCAATTAATATTAAGGCCACCGCCGGCAACGTTGAAATTGACGGCGACACTGATATTAATTTAAACAGCGGTGCATCAACAGCAGGTACAATAGCTACAGATTCTGAAGACGCTGTAGACTTTACATATTTGCCAAAATGGTCAGTACCAAAAACATCACCAGGTACGGATATAACTTCCGATGTGTCTACTTTTGTAAAAAGAATGCCAAGTCACGAACCGTATGCCCACCACGAAAATTTAGATCCTATTATGTACAAGTCTACTAGGACAGATATTACAGATCCAACTAGTTTAACAGATGGAGCATTACAAAATAGTCCAGACACATTTAGAAAAAGTTTTGCTGGCGGAACAGCACAAGAGTCAGCAAGTGGTTCAGGTCCAGTACCTGGTACAAGTGGAGTAGAGTCAGTAACATCAGACGGTGGTAGTAAAACACCACAGCAACGTTTTACAACAGTTGGCCCAGACGGAAATATATTAGATATTATTGGCGAAGCTGAAGGCGCAGGCTACAACACTGTATTTGGCGGAAGCAGAATACGACCTGAACAATATTTTGGTAAGTCGTTAACAAGACTTACAATCGATGAAGTAATTGAATGGCAAACTGAGTCAGTAAGCCAGGGTTCACCAAGCTCAGCTGCAGGCAAGTATCAGATTATTAAGAAGACACTTATAGACTTAGTAGACAATAAAGGTGCAGCGGCAAGAACAGATAAATTTAATCAAGTAACACAAGACAAATTATGTAGGAAACTTTTACAAGGTAGGGGAATAGACGATTACCTAGCAGGCTCCAAATCAGAGCAAGCATTTTGTAGATCATTGGCACAAGAATGGGCTAGTTTGCCAGTTACATATAGACAGCCGGGCGCAAAACGAACAGTTAATCCTGGGGAAAGTTATTACTCCGGCGATGGCCTAAACAAGTCAAGAATTGCACCAGCGGACTTTATTGCTTCTGTTAGAAACATTAAAGAAACTGGTTATACATAGAGGGTAAATATACATAATGAGTACTTTAGAAAAAAACATATACAAAAGGGTTAGTGTAGGCAGTGCTAAACAACCTAGTAAGCCTGCTTCTAGTGCGGCTTATAGATCTATAAGCACAGTTAATCCTGCAAATGAAGGGTATAGACTATATGATCTTGCTGTTATTAAGCAAGACATTATTAACCATTTTCATATTAGACAGGGCGAAAAACTTGAAAACCCTGAATTTGGCACAATTATTTGGGACGTATTATTTGACCCATTAACAGATCAACTTAAAAGTGCTATAATAGAAAATGTAGAAGCTATTATTAATTACGATCCTCGTGTTGTTGTTGATAATGTTATTGTTGATACTTACGAAAGCGGTATACAAATCGAATGTACTCTAATATACTTAAACTACAGCATTGCCGAAGCCATGACATTGCAATTTGATAGAGACGCAGGCTTACTTGCTTAAAAATAAAATACGTACATAACTCATATGAATAAATACGTTATAAGAGGAAATTAGATGTCAGCTACGGATAGACAAAATAGATTATTAGTTGCAGAGGATTGGAAAAAAGTATACCAATCTTTCCGCAACGCAGATTTTCAAAGTTACGACTTTGACAATTTAAGACGAACAATGATAGAATACCTTAGGACTAATTATCCTGAGGATTTCAACGATTATATTGAATCAAGTGAATACCTTGCACTAATTGATTTAGTTGCATTTCTTGGACAAAATTTATCCTTTAGGATTGACCTTAACGCAAGAGAAAATTTCCTCGAACTTGCTGAAAGACGTGAATCTGTACTAAGACTAGCAAGACTACTAAATTACAATCCTCGCAGAAACCAAGCCGCAAATGGCTTGTTAAAATTTACAGCGGTTAGTACAACAGAAGATTTATTAGATTCAAACGGTACAAATTTATCAGGACAAACAATCCAATGGAATGATAGTACAAATGCTAACTGGTATGAACAGTTTATTAAAGTACTTAATACAGCACTACCTGTAAATGGCGTGTTTGGTAAGCCAAACAAAAGTGAAACAGTAGCAGGTATATCTACAGACCAATACAGACTTAACGGTGTAAACACAGATGTGCCTGTATATGCATTTGATAAACCTGTCGAAGGAAAAACTACTTCTTTTGAAATTGTATCTACTGATATCCAAGATGGAAGTTTAGTTGAAGAAGCTCCAATTCCAGGAAACAACTTTGCGTTTATGTATAGAAATGACACACAAGGACCTGGTAGCAGTAACACAGGATTTTTTGCACATTTTCGCCAAGGTAGATTAGAAAGCGGACAATTTAATGTAGCACAACCAACACCGAATTCAACTGTGTCAATAGACACACCAAACATAAATGATTCAGACGTATGGTTGTTTGGACTAGATGGTAATAACAATGAATCTGATATATGGACAAAACTTGATGCTGTAGAAGGCAACAATGTAATTTACAACAGCATTAATAAAAAGATAAGAAACATTTATAGTGTTTTAACAAGAGTTGACGACAGAATTAATTTAGTTTTCTCTGATGGTGTATTTGGTAATTTACCAAAAGGCAACTTCAAAGCATATTATAGAACAAGCGAAAATAGAAACATGGTTATTACACCAAGTGCTATAAACAACGTTGCTATTAATTTACGTTACCTAAGTAAAAAAGGTAGAGTACAAACGCTTACTATTACAATGGGCTTACAAACAACTGTAGCAAATAGTTCAAGAAGCGAAAGCAATCAAAGTATTAAACAGAATGCTCCAGCAACATATTATACTCAAAACAGAATGGTTACAGGCGAAGATTATAATGTTGCACCTTTAGGCATTAGCCAAGAAATTGTAAAAGTAAAAAGTGTAAACAGAACGTCAAGTGGTATTTCAAGATATTTTGATCTAATTGACTCAACTGGAAAATATAGTAATACAAATTTATATGGTAACGATGGTGTTCTATATAAAGAGTATATAACAAATAAATCTAGTTTTAATTTTACTACACAAACAGATATTGAAGGCATCATTATAAACAATATTGAGCCTATACTAGCAGACCAAAAAGTTAAACATTATTATCTAGATAAGTTTCCAAAAATCAATACATTTGATTTAAATGTATTTTGGAATGTTGTAAGCGAAGATACAAATACATTTACAGGTAATTTTCAATCAACAGACGGAACTGGATACAATGTTGGTACATTTACAACAAACAGTTTAAAATATATTGAAGCAGGTACAGCAGTTAAATTCCAAGCGGCTAACGGCTTCCATTTTATGCAAGACGGTACACTTATGGCCGGCGCAGCAGATCATCCAGGAAGTTCAATATACAAGTGGACGAAAGTTGTAGCAGTTGCAGGCAATGGCCTAACTGTGGGTTTGTCAGACACACAAGGTGCTATTGCATTAGCAGACAAAATACCAAGCACTTGCAGACTTATACAAATTCGCCCTAAACTAGCAAGTAGTCTTATAGATGATGTAAAAGTAGAAATTATCGATCAAACTTTTGCATACAATGACTTTGGTTTACGTTATGATGATGTTAACAGAGTTTGGAGATTAATTAAAGCAAGTGACCTTGATAAGAAAAGTAACTTTAGCACAGGTTTTGCAGGCAACGTAAGTAATGGAAATCTTGACGCAAGTTGGTTGCTATTGTTTGAAACTAACGGCGAGACATATAAAGTAACCTACAGAGGTTTAAGATATGTATTTGAAAGTGATAGAGAAATTAAATTCTATTACGACAGTGGTGACAAAATTTATGATTCACAAACAGGTAAAACAATTAAAGACAAATTAAGTATTTTAAGCATTAATACACAGCCTGATAGCACATCGCCATTTACAGATAATTTTGATTTTGACATTTTAGAGTCTTATAGAGATAAAGAAGGATATGTAGATACTAAAAAAATAGAAATAACTTTTGCTGACAAAGATGCAGATGGTATTATTGATGATCCTGAATTATTTTTACATATTGTTGACGAAGATACAGCACCATTAACAAAATTTATTATACACGAAAAATATTTTACAGAAGCAGGTGTTGAAGACTTTAGATATATTAATGCTTCTAATATACAAATTTTAGAATCGCAAACAGCAATTCAACCGTTAAGCACATATACAGATGGACAATTATTTTACTTTAGAGATGCAGACGTATTTAAAAAGTTAAATGCAACATCACTTGAATTAGAAACTGACAGTAATTATAAAGCGTTTGTTGGCAGAGACAAGTTGAAATTTCATTATGTGCATGTTGCAGATACTAACAACAGAATAGATCCAAGTGCAAGCAATATGATTGACACATATATGCTTACAAAAACTTATGACAGAAATTACAGACTTTACTTAGATGGGCAACTTTCACAAAAACCGCTACCACCAAGTTCAGATGAATTATTTAGATCTTATGGTGCAGAGTTAAACAAGATTAAATCTATTAGTGATGAAGTTGTTTACCATCCTGTAAAGTATAAAGAATTATTTGGTAGTGCTGCAAAGTCAGACCTACAAGCAACATTTAAATTAGTAAAAAATCCAGGTGTTGTTTTAAACGATAGCGATATTAAAACAAGATCTATTGAATCAATTAACCAATATTTTGCTTTAGAAAATTGGGACTTTGGAGATACTTTTTACTTCCAAGAATTAGCAACTTATATTATGAATAGACTTGCTCCTGACTTAGTCAGTGTAGTAATTGTGCCAAACCAAATTACACAAGGGTTTGGAAGTTTGTTTGAAATAAGAAGCGAAGTTGATGAGATTTTTATTAATAGTGCAACTGTTGCAAATATTGAAATAATAGATCAAATTACAGCAACTAGATTAAACGCATCAGGTAACGTTGTTACTTCAAGCGAAACAGCAAATACTGGTATAACAAGTTCTTCTTCGTTTACTAGTTCAAATAGCTCAAACAACAGCGGATCAAATAGTGGAGGAAGTTACTACTAATGTCTTACGATAACGATCAGACAGACTCACCTTTGCCAGCAGGCGGAGACAGTAATAGAAAAAGTGTAGATTTACTTCCTAAGTATTTTAGAACACAAGCAAATAAGAAAATACTGTCAAGTACAATAGATCAACTTGTACAACCTGGCACAGCAGAAAAAGTAAACGGTTACATGGGCCGCAAAAATGCAAAAGCATTTAAGGCAGGTGACACGTATATTGCTGACGTTACACAACAAAGACAAGATAGACAATTAGAACCTGCTACTGTATCTGTTGACGATTTAGGAAATGTAAACTTTTTTGCAGATTACGCTGACTATGTTAATCAAGTTAACAACTTTTCAGGCAATAACAAAGACCAAAGCAAATTAAACAGTCAAGAATATTATGCATGGAACCCAAATATAGACTGGGACAAGTTTACAAATTTCCGTGAATACTATTGGTTACCGAATGGTCCACAAACTGTTTCGGTGTTTGGAAAAAGTTTAGAAGAAGTAAGCACATATACAGTTACTACAGAAGATCAGGGTGACAACGTAGTATACAAATTTTCTCCTCCAGGGTTTGAACCAAATCCTGCGCTTACTTTATATAGAGGACAAACATATACATTTGAAATAGACACACCAGGACATCCGTTTTCGTTCTCAACTGATAGACGTTTTGCAGATGCACCGTTTACACTTGAAAAACAAGATGACGGCAGTTATAAAGTTGTATCAGGAAGTGCAGATAATGCATCGAGCCTATATGTACAAGGACTTACAGCAACAGATTTAGAAGGCAATGAAATTGATCCTGTAAATGTTGAAAAAGGTAGAATTACTTTTACTGTACCATTTGAAGCACCAGAACAATTATATTATACAAGTAGAAGTGATATTAACACAAGTGGCTACATTAAAGTTTTTGATATTATTGAAAACACACAGATTGATGTAAGCGAAATTATAGGTAAGAAAACCTACACAAGTTCAAACAAAGTACAATTTACTAATGGACTTAAAGTAAAATTTGCTGGTAAAGTAACTCCAGAAATATATGCTAACGATGAGTGGTATGTTGAAGGTGTTGGCACCAACATTAAATTAGTTAGAGAACAAGATTTAGTTATACCTGCAAGTTATGTAGGTGATAAATTAGTTCCATTTGATAGCGAAGGCTTCGACAGATTGCCGTTTGGTAACGCCAGTGCGTTTGCAGGAACAAAAGATTATGTTGTTATTAATAGATCAAGTGTTGACAGGAATGCTTGGACACGTTACAATAAATGGTTCCATAAAGATGTAATTGAAAAGTCAGCAGAATATAACAACGGAATAGCAAGCATTGATCAAACCGTCAGAGCATCAAGACCAATTATTGAATTTAATGCAGGACTAAAACTATTTAATTTTGGTACCAAAGCAAAAGACGATGTAGACTTAATTGATTACAAAACTACCGATGCATTTAGCACAGTAGAAGGCGGCACTGGATATAGTGTAGACAACACAAATCTTGCAGATGGCATGCGTGTTATCTTTAATGCTGATACTGATAGAAATGTAAGAGGCAAAATTTACAAAGTTAACTTTATTCTAATTGACAATATTAGACAAATTAGTTTAGTAGAAGACACTGATGCTACAGCACAAGTAAATGAAACAGTATTAATTAAAGGTGGCGATACATACAAAGGCAGACTGTTTTACTTCGACGGTACTAATTGGAAAGAGTCACAAAGAAAGATTCAAGTAAATCAGCAACCATTGTTTGATGTTTTTGACGAAAGTGATGACAGTTTTGGTACTTACAATGCAAGTACATTTAATGGTACAGAATTATTTGCATATGCAAAAGGCACAGGTACAAATGATGCTGAATTGGGATTTCCATTATCGTATAGAGCTATTGAAAACTTTGGTGATATACAATTTAACTTTCCATTAGTAAGTGATTTGTTTGTTTATGAAGAAAATAATTCCAACATAACTGTAAAAGTTGAAACCGGTTATGTAAGAAAGTATACTGACCTAACATCATATGTAAGTGAAAATGGTTGGATAAAAGCAAATAAGCCAAGCTCACAAGCAATACTAAGACAGTACGTAGTAGATACTACAGTAAATGATTTTGCTGTAGATGTATTTGACCGTAGCGGTGACATAAATGATTTAGTTGTTAAAGTTTATGTAAACAATAGTTTTAAGAAAGAATCAACACATTACGATATTAATAGAATAAATGGTGTTGCTTATATAACATTCAAAACTAATCTAGAAAAAGACGATATTGTTCTATTACGATGCTTTAGTAAAGCAGAAAAAACAGACAACGGTTACTACGAATTAGCATACAACTTAGAACGTAATCCTATGAATGAAAACATAGGCGAGTTTACTATTGGTGAAGTTACAGATCATGTAAGCACAATAATCGAAAACACTTTTGATTATGACGGTAATATATTTCCAGGTGTTAGTAATTTAAGAGATATTGGCAACCTAAGTCAATTTGGTACACGTTTTGTAAAACACACAGGACCTATTGCACTTGCAAGTTATCATCTTACAGATAAAAATGCAAATGTTGTAAAAGCGTTAAAGTATGCTAGATTAGAATATGCAAAATACAAAAGATTATTTTTGCAAGTAGCAGACAACTTAGGATATGATGGTCCAATTAAAGATCATGTAGATAAAATTATTGAAGAAATAAACAGTCAGAAAACTGACCGAATGCCGTTTTATTTCTCAGACATGATACCACATGGTGCATCTAAGCGTACATTACATATTGTAAGAGCAAGTGACGGTGTGTTTTATCCGCTTACTAAAACGTTTAGTTTATCAAATCTAACTGAAAGAGGAGTATTAGTATATCTTAATGATGTAGCTCTATGTCACGGTACAGATTACACATTTACAGAAGAAGGATTTGTAAAGGTATCAGCAACACTTGCGGTTAATGACGAACTAGAAATATACGAGTATGACACAACCGACGGTTGTTTTGTACCTACTACGCCAACTAAGCTAGGACTGTATCCTGCTTATAAGCCTGAACTGTATTTAGACACAACACAAGAAACACCGCGCAACGTAATCCAAGGGCATGACGGAAGTATTACTTTTGCTTATAACGATTATCGTGATAATCTAATATTAGATTTTGAAAGAAGAATTTATAATAATCTAAAACAAGCATATAACACAGACGTTTTTGATATACATGAATTTACTAGCGGTAACTTTAGAGATACAGGCTTTAGTAGGCAAGACGTTGACAGTGCAATGGTAAGTGATTTTGTACAATGGTCAATAATTGCAGGCGATCCAAATTATACAGCAAATACTTTTTGGAAAGACACAGATACGTTTAGATACAACTATAAAAATATGTCATCTCCAACAGGTAAACAGTTACCAGGTTTTTGGAGAGGCGTGTACAAAGATGCATACGATACTGATCGTCCTCATACTCATCCTTGGGAAATGCTAGGCTTTACTATTAAACCTTCATGGTGGGAATCAGAATATGGGCCTGCACCGTATACTAGAAATAATTTTGTACTTTGGGAAGACCTTGAAAAAGGTTTAATAAAAGTTCCAGGTAAACCTGCAACAGTTGATAATAGATACAAACGTCCAGGATTAACAAATCATATTCCTGTAGACGACAATGGAAATTTATTAAGTCCGTTAGACAGTAACTATGCACAAAACTTTGTTGCTGTAAGAACAAGAGATTCATATACATTTGGAGATCATACTCCTACTGAAAGTGCATGGAGAAAAAGCAGTGAATATCCATTTGCATTAATTACAAGTTGGTTATTAAATCAACCAGCAAAAGTAATGGGTACTGGTTTTGACTTATCAAGAATGTTAAGAAACAAAACAGGCAATCTTGTTTATACTCCGTCTAATACAATTATTAGATTAAAAGATTTAGTATTTCCAAATACATATACAGACAACCAACGTGTTATTACAAGTGGTCTTGTTAACTTTGTATACAACTACATAGTTAGCGATATAAACACTAGCTATAATGAGTACCAAACAGAATTAAAAACTTTAAAAAATCAATTAGCACTTAAAGTTGGCGGGTTTACTGACAAGAGTAAATTTAAATTAATATTAGATAGTAGAACACCTTTAAATGAAGGCAATGTATTTGTACCAGAAGAAAATTACAAATTATTTTTAAACACATCTGTACCTATAGAAATTGCAAGTTACAGCGGTGTTGTAATTCAAAAAAATACAAATGGTTATGTTATAAAAGGATATGATCAGGCTGCAGCTGCATTTAACTATTATGAACCTATACAAGCATCATCAGATCCTGTAATAAACATAGGCGGCATTTCAGAGTCATTTGTAAATTGGGATAGCGGAAAACAATATGTTAAAGGACAAAATGTTCGATATAATAATTTCTATTATAGAGTAAACACAAGCCATGTTAGTGGTACAAGTTTTGATGATACTAAAATGTCTAAGTTAGCAGAACTTCCGCTTGTTGGCGGTAGATCAAATGTACTTAGAAGAAAGTTTACAAAACGTATTAACACTATACCTTATGGAACATTGCTTCAAACTACACAAGAAGTTGTTGACTTCTTATTAGGCTACGAAGCATACTTAAAGACACAAGGCTTTACGTTTGAATATTACAATAAAGACATAAGTGTTGTAGAAGATTGGACATTCAGTGTAAAAGAATTTATGTTCTGGACTACACAAAATTGGGCTGCAGGAAGTGTATTAACTATTAGCCCAGGCGCACAACAGTTTACATTCAACAGACAATATATGGTCGTAGATAATATCTTTGATAATTTTTATGATTATAGTTTATTAAAAGCAGATGGACAAAAATTAGAAAGATCGTTTAGTAGCATTGCTAGAGATACAGAAAATGATTTTGGTCTAAGTGTTAGAAATACCGCAGATGGTATTTACAGTGTTAAACTTCCGTTAGTTCAAAGAGAACATGTTATTTTATTAGATAACAAAACTGTATTTGGTGATGTAATATATGACCAAGAAGCAGGTTATAGACAAGAAAGAATTAAAGTTACTGGTTATAGAAGTGATAACTGGTCCGGCGGCCTAAACATACCAGGCTTTATATATGACGAAGCAGAAGTAAGAGACTGGCAACCATACAAAGATTATGGCATTGGCAAATTAGTTAAGCATAAAGAATTTTACTATGTTGCATTGTCTAATGTAACTGGTACAGAAGTGTTTATTGATTCACAATGGGAGCGTTTAGAAAGCCGCCCGCAAGCACAGTTAGTTCCAAACTTTGAATACAAAATTAATCAGTTTGCAGATTTTTATGATTTAGATACAGACAACTTTGATCTTGAACAACAAAAACATGCACAGCATTTAATTGGATATCAAAAACGCAAGTATTTAGAAAACATTATAAATGACGATGTAAGTCAATATAAGTTTTACCAAGGAATGTTACAAGATAAGGGTACAAAAAATAGTTTAGTAAAACTGTTTGATGCTCTTGCAAGTGCTGATAAAGAAAGTTTAGAATTTTATGAAGAATGGGCAATTAGAGTTGGCCAGTATGGCGCTACTGATAACTTTGACGATGTTGAATTTTTAATTGATGAAAAACAAATTAAAACTAATCCTCAGCCTGTTGAGCTTGTAACTAACTTACCGGCTAACGATACCGACACTATTTATAAACTAACCCCAGCAGACGTATATAAAAGACCTCAAAACTACGATCATAAACCGTTTCCGACGGTTGTAGATTACACACAATTTACTAAAGACGCCGGATTTGTGTTTGATGCAGACGCTGCATATAGAATTAACGATAAGACAGATATACTTACAGCTAATATTGATGTAATTGGTGCCAAAGATTATATTTGGGTAACAGGTGATAGAGAACCATGGGACGTTTTACAACATGTAACTACTGATATTAGAGTAACTAATATAACAGGCTTTGACGAAGGTGCTGATGCATTTGTTGGTGTAGATAATCCAGGTGGCACAATCGAATTTGACAGATCGCACTCTTTCAAAAGAGGTGACATAATTGGCTTGCAGAATACATCAACACAGAATGATGGGTTTTACACTGTAGAAGTTGTAAAGCCTACTAGTGTAAATGTTCTTGCTGGCGCAAACAATAGTATTGAAGATCTAAGTGATATTAATGGCTACGTAAGTATTTTACGATCAGTAAATTTTGATACAATAAAAGACGCAAACATTGTATTAGAAGACAAAATAATTAAAGATCAGAAAGTTTGGATTAATGGTTCAACTAAGAATGATTGGGTTGTTGCTATACAAAATAATGTATACACTGATAAATCACATTATAATAATCCTAGCGATTATGACATTACATCTGCATACGAGTTTGGATCTGCTATATCGGCAAATAAAGCAAACACTAGATTAGCACTTGGTGACCATAGTGCAAACAGTTTAAATGGTAATGTTTACACTTATCAAAGAGGTTCAAATTTAAGAGATTTATTATTTGAAGAAACATTAACTTTAGACACTGACACATATCCAGTGGCAGACGGTCATCGCTTTGGTGCAGATATTGATATAAGTGCAGACGGCAAATATCTAATTGTTGGTTCAAGCACAGCAAGTGAAGTTGCTTCTAATTATCAAAGCAATTATAGTAAAACTTTAGATTATGCTGAAAACGACATTGTTAAGTATAACGAAAACTACTGGAAGGCAGTAAGAGCAATTACTGCTGAAAGTGACAGTATTACATTTAGTACTTTTGACAGTTATGCAAACTTTGAACGATCAAGCGATAGTTCTTTACTAACACTAATTTTACAAGGTAGTCCGTACTTACCAAACTTACAAACAGATCACTTGTTAATTGCTGCACCTTTTGATCAATACAGAGGTTCTAAGCCACAAGACAAACTAGTTCTTAAGTGGAATAATTATACAAACTTTAATAGAAATATAGGTAATGCAAGTCCTGTAGAAGTGTTCCCAGAAGGCATCAACGCACAGAATTTAGCGGCATCGTATACAGAGCCAACATCAACATTTATAAATGGCGAACATGTTATTGTAGAAAAGGTTGATGCTGTATTACTAGTAGAACCGTTTACTGATCCTCCAACAGATGGCGACATAATAAATGCAGTAGGCGGCTCAGCAACAGTTTATAAAGCATTCCGAAGAGATTTTAAACTTGTACTTTATATAAAAGATACAAATGGAGTTTTTGGCCCAACAGGAACTATTACAAATAGTAACGGAACACCAATTGGCGATTATACACAGCCAAACTATAATGGCACAACTGGTGCTATAGGCGGCTGGTGGTATATTAACACAGGCACAAACTACTTAACATCAGATGAATTTACACAAGCAAAAGACTTTGGTGTACCGGCTTACGGTCTAGTATACCAAGATGTATTAGTTTACAATGAAGATACTCAAACATATGCAAGGTCTATACCAAACTTTTATGCGAACGGTTTAGATGATGTTGCAAGTACAATATTCCCAACTAGGGACGAACCAGTATTTGTTAGTATTCTTTCGCACAGAGGCGCCGCATACATAAATGTTGATAACGATGGTGTACAAAACATTTTAGACAACAGATGGTTAATGAGAGTTCCGTCAGCTCTAGCTGGAGAAATTACAACTCCAGGCGATCAGTTTAGAGCATATATTAATGATCAGGCAGATGAACCAGATTTTACTTTATTAGGTATTGACCCTAGTTACATTAACGATAACTTACACACTGTTATAGATATGTGGGAAGGCTATATTGACTTTACATTTACTAAAACACAGGGCGCCGATGTTGACATGCTATCAGACCAAGACGCTGATACCGGTGATTTCTTTGAGCCTGCTTATGAAGGAAAAGTATTTACAGACCTATTAGGGAACATTGTTAATATTGGTGGAGCAACTGGCGACTTTATTAGAGATGAAATAACTGGTGCAAGAGGCCGTGTTGCATATTATATAAGACGTGCTACTGACCAAGGTAGAGTATATCTTAAAGATGTTACAGGAACATTTACTCAAGGTAACAGATTATTATTAGAAACATTAGAAGGACCTTCGCAATTACCAAACCAACGTATTATGGGTCCAATTAACAAAATATCTGTTACAGGAAACAATACAGGTAAAATTGCTGTAATGCAAAAAGGATCGACCTTCCCTGCTCACCCAGAATCATATGGTGGCTTAGATCAGTTTAAAGATTTGAATACGTTTGCACACATTAATAAAGAATTTTGGGTATACAAAGAAAACCTAACAGAAGCAGGCGCAGACGCAGAAGCAAGTATACCTAGCACATCAAACAGTGACTGGCGCCTTGTTTACAACTTACCAGTAGACACTAGCGGTTCGCAAGCCAGTCAGCCTGTAAATCAAGGTGTATATAGTATCTTTAATAGAGTAGGAAGCACATGGACCAACAGAGGGACATGGACAATTCCAGAAAGTACTACAAACAGTAATGTTGGTAAACAAGTTGCTGTAACACAAGATGGCGAACTATACAGATTTTACATAGGTTCAAAAGAGAACCTAACAGTTTTAAAACATGGTACTGACAAATACGGTAAAAAATACAATTATGCCTTAGATATTAATCCTCATTATAGAGGACCTTACTCGGCTGATGCAGCGTATAGAACAGATGAAATAGTTTTATACAACAATCAATTATATTCAGCACTTACATTTGTTAAAGGTGTTTTACCTACTGATACACTTAAATGGATAACATTAAACAGTACAGTAAATTATCTTCCATCATTGCCAAACGCTGTAAACATTTACAATGACCCAGTGTTTAATGATTTAGGTGAAGGTGTATTAGACTTTACAAAAGAAATAAGTGTAAGCGAAAACGGTCAAGTACTTGCAATAAGTGTAATTACTGATACAAGTGTTGACCCTGATAACAAAGTACTTGTTTATAGAATTTTAGATGATAGGTATGTTTTTGATCAGACTATTGTTGCACCTATATCAAACACTGGTTGGGGAAGTAGTATAAGCCTTAGCGAAGACGGTGACACTTTAGTAATTGCTGATCCTGAAAGTGATGTACAAGGTTATAACACAGGTAAAGCATATGTCTATGCAAAAGTAAATGGAGCGTTTGAATTACACCAAACGCTATCAGGTACAGGAACACTTAGTGAAAAGTTTGGCACTAAGGTTAGTATTTCAAAAGATATTATTGCTGTAACAAGCGGCAATGGCGACAGTATTACTGAAACAGTATTTGATAACGGTACTACGTCATTTGATGATACATTTACAACATACCCTGACAAAAGAGTAGACAGTGGTAGTGTTAGACTATACCAAAAAGTTAAAGATGCATACATACTTGCAGAAGAATTAGACTATGATGGCGATGACAATGTGCTATTTGCAAGTAGATTTGGCGAACAAGTTTTAATTAACGACAATCACATTTATGTAGGAGTTCCAGCAGATACAAACACATATTATGATGAAGATATAAATCCTGGAAGTTTTGTTGACTATCAAGTTACACAAGATAAAAAACCGTGGACATTATTAAGAACACCAAATGAAGTTGTTGACACACAAAAAATTAAATCGGCATTCTTATACAACGTAAAAACAAATCAACTAACTACATACTTAGATTATATTGATCCTGTACAAGGTAAAATTGCAGGACCAGCAGAGCAAGAATTAACATTTAAATCAAACATAGATTTTGCACGTTATAATGTTACAACATTACCTGACTATTTTAGTGAAACTTCTAATTGGGAAGAACAACATGTTGGCAAACTATGGTGGGATTTATCTACAGCAAAATTCTTTAATGTGTATCAAGAAGATATTACTAACCAGGCTAATAACTGGAGCAAATTAATACCTAATTACTCAGTTGATATTTATGAATGGGTAGAAAGTGATATTGTTCCTGCAGACTGGGATAACCGAGCAGATACAGCTGCAGGTTTTGCAAAAGGCATAAGTGGACTATCTAAATACGGCAATGATGCGTATAGTCAAAAATTAATTTATGATCCTGTATCACAAACATTTAGTGACAAGTATTACTTTTGGGTTAAAAACAAAGTAACTGTTCCTATTCAAGAAGCAAGAAAAATTAGTGCATCTGAAGTTGCAAAATTAATTGCTAATCCAAGAGGACAAGGTTATAGTTTTGTAGCATTATTAAGTAATGATAGATTTGTTCTTTATAACTGTGAAAATTTAATTAAAGACAAAGACATTGCTTTACATGTAAGTTACTATACACAGGATACACAAGAACAAAATAGACATTTAGAATATAGTCTGCTAACAGAAGGACTAGAAACAAGTGTACCTAAAGCAGACATAGAAAGAAAATGGATTGACAGTTTACTTGGATATGATTCAAGAGGACGTATTGTTCCAGATCCTGAATTAAGTACAAAAGACAAATACGGTACATTAAATAGTCCAAGACAAAGTTGGTTTGTTAATAGACATGAAGCATTTAAGCAAGTTATTGAAAGAGCAAACTTAGCACTTCGAGAAACTATTATTGTAGACGACTTTAGTTTTAAAACACTTAACAATGCCGATGTTCAACCGTTTGTAACTGACAGAACATATGATTATAAAATTGATACATTAGATGAATTAAATTTTATTGGTATTAACAAAATTAAAACAGCAACATTACAAGCATCAGTACATGGTGGCGTAGTAACTGATATTAGAATTACTGATACTGGTAGAGGATACAACGATCCTACATATGACAGTACTACAAGTGTTGTAAGACACGGACCAAGTTTTGAATTGTTTGGTAACGGTAGCGGATTAGACTTCAACTTAGAAATTAATAACCTAGGACAAATTAGTAAAGTAAACATTATTAACGGTGGTACTGGATATGATGAAAATTTAATAATTGAAGTAAGACCACTTACAGTAATAGTTGAAAACGATAGCACAGTTAATAACAAATGGGCTATTTACGAATGGAATAAATCATCAAGTCTTTGGGATAGAGTAAAGTCACAAAGTTACGATACAAAAGAATATTGGGATTATGTAGACTGGTATGCAACGGGTTATACACAATTTACAAGAATTGATCATAGAGTAGATGAAAGCTACCAGTTAGCATCAGCAAATGCTAAGATTGGCCAAATTGTTAAGATTGATAACATAGGTAATGGCGGTTGGTTATTGCTAAAACGTGTTGCAGATACTAATTCTTTAGATTATACAATTGATTATGAAACTATTGGTAGAGAAAACGGTACAATAGAAATTAGTAGCAAGATTTACAATGTAATAGAAAATACAGTTGGTTATGATTTACTAGGCTTCGACAACAGATTCTTTGATACTGAACCAGTAACTGAAGGTAGACAAATATTAACAGCATTAAAGAACGATATATTTGTAGACAACTTAGCAATTAAATGGCAAGAATTATTTCTTGCAAGTATTAGATATGTATTATCAGAACAGCAAAATGTTGACTGGGTATATAAAACAAGTTTTGTAAAAGCAAAACATAATGTAGGTGGACTAGAGCAAAAGATAAATTATCAAAATGATAATTTAAGTAGTTACAATGATTACATTAACGAAGTTAAACCTTATAAGACAAACATACGTGAATATCTAAGTTCTTATGAAAATATAGATAATACTAATACACAAACAAGTGACTTTGATGTTCCTCCGTTTTATGACTATACAGAAAACGGAATAAAAACTAAATCTGTAAAAATTAAAGATAACGAGTTGCTTGGAGCAGATGCGTTCTTTGATGAATATCCATATCAATCATGGAAAGAAAATTACGGATATAAAGTTACAGCAATTAATATTTACAATGGCGGAAGCAAATATACATATCCGCCGACAGTAACTATTGCAGGCGGCGGCGGTACAGGCGCTACAGCAAAAGCATATATTGGCGCAGGCAAAGTAGTTAACATTGAGGTTACTAATGCAGGAAGCGGCTATACTAGTGCGCCAACAGTAACTATTAGCGGATCACAAGCAGACGGTTCTACAACAGCAATAGCATCAGCGCAAATTGGCGACAGTGTTGTTAGAAGTCTACAAGTTGGTATTAAGTTTGATAGAGTTTCTGGACAATACTATATTACACTATTGCCTGAAACAGAAACATTTACAGGTACAGCAATAAATGATAAGTTTAATTTAAAATGGCCTATTAATTTAAAACGTAACAAAATAAAAGTTACAATTAATGGCACATTATTATTACGTAGTGAATATACATTTACTAACGTAGATGATAAAACATATACATATGATAGACAAAAAGGTCAAGTACAATTTAGTAAAACTCCTGCATTAGGAAGTATTATTGTAGTTGAATACGAAAAAGATCCTGCAATATTAAATGCACAAGATAGAATTAATCACTTGTATAATCCTACAACAGGAATGCTTGGTAAAGATTTATCACAACTAATGGTTGGAGTTGATTACGGTGGTGTAGAAGTTAAGAGCTTTGGCTTTGAAGGCACGTCAGGATGGATGACCGACGAATATGGAACAGACACTTGGGACAGTTACGATAACACATTTGAAGATGAAATTTTCTTTGCAGATGGAACTACTGTTGCTATTGAGCTTGCTAAACCTTTAGAAAATGGTATTGAATATAATGTTTATTTGAAACGTTTTGGACAAACAAACGCAATTAGAATAGACGATCCTAATTACGATACTATACCAACTAATCCTTTAGCAATGATGCAAACACTAACAGGTGACGGTGTAACACAAACAATTAATTTAGCCGAAAATGATATTCAAGTTAATGACGGTGATATTGTTACTATTAGAAAAACAACATCAGATGGAAGTTTCAAACCAGATGGCGATAGTTACGATACTATACTTGAAGGTGGCGCCCTGGCTTATGGTAATGCTGGAGGTATTAATGCAGACGACATTATATTAGACGGAGATTTATTTGTTACTCCTTTAACAACAGGAGGACCAGAAGAACTAGTTAATGGTCAAGTTATGGACTCTGTTAATATAACAGTTTATGAAAGAAACGGCGAAGGTCAAGGACAAATATATAATCAAAATTATTTGACTGATGGCACAACTACAACTTATCCACTAGGTTTAGCACCACACAGTAACGATGCTGTAATTGTTAAACTAGGCAATACAATAGTTGATAAAGCACAGTACACATTAGATTACACAGCTCTTACAGTAACATTTAAAAATGCGCCTGCAACAGATCAAGTATTAACAATACTTACAGTTGGTATAAATGGTCAAAATATAATTGACCTTGGAGTACTGTTTACAACAGAAGGCCAAAGTTCATACATAACAAATACTTTATGGAATGACAATTATTCAATATACCTTAAGAAAAATGGACAAGAACCAGACGGACCTGAATTAATTGCTAAGAAAAGTGACAAAGGATTTATTGAATTTGTGTTTAGTCCAGTAGCACCTCCTGTAGGTACAAGATTAGATTATGAAATTTATTCTAACAATACACAAATTAATTACAGTAAAATACAAAAAGACAATATTATTGCTGACGGATCGAGTATTACATACAACTTGTCAACTAATGCAATATACGAAACACCTGCAGAGTTCTTTAGCATTGTAGAAGTAAACGGAAACATTAAAAAGCCAGGTTACTCAAAAGTATTCTATATTACGGATGCAACAAAAAGAGAATATATGTTAGAAACATTCCAAGTACAAGAGTCAACTCTAAATGCTTCTGATACTGAAGTATATCTTAATGGTAAATTGTTAAACCAGCAAGATAGTTATACTGTTAATATTGGACAAAGTAGTGTTACAATAGGAAGTAATATTTTGTCACAAGGCGATATATTAACAGTTTACTTTAGAAATGGTGATTATCGTATTGTTGGCAACCAAATTACATTTACAGATTTATTAGCAGAAGATGATGTTATAAATGCGTACACATTTAGTAATCATGATATATTAGATATTAACCGCATAAGTTATGACGTAATTAACAGAAGCTCACTAACTCCTGGGTCAGCTAATTATTCAGCATACCATCAATTAACAGGCGGTAGAGTATTGTTAAATCAGCCAGCCAGCGGTGTTGAATATGTTTGGATATTTAAAAACGGTTCTATGTTGTCACCAAGTGTAGATTACAAGTTACAGAGCAACATGAGAATAATTGAGCTTGTTAATGAACCTAGTGAAAATGATACAATAGATATTATACACTTTACAGCACCAATTAGCACACCAACTATTGCATGGCAACAGTTTAAAGATATTCTTAATAGAACACATTATAAACGTGTTGATAATAACGATGGTGTAAAACTAGCACAAGATTTAGCATTTAATGATCTTAGAATTGTTGTTGTTGAAGGAGCAGATAAATTACCAAGACCAGATAAGAGTTCTAATAAACCAGGCATTATTTGGATTAACGGCGAACGTATTGAGTACTTTGCAAAAACAGGCAACGATTTAAGACAGTTACGCAGAGGCACATTAGGAACAGGTATTGCATCAGTACACAAGGCAGAAACTAGAGTTTACGGCGCAGGAGTAGAGAAAACTATTCCATATGCTGATCAAAACATAGTTTGGTCACCAGTTGCTGCTGTAACCGAAGGACAGACTGAATTCACACTTGATTTTACACCAAACAGTGTAAATGAGTTTGAAGTGTTTGCTGCAGGAAAGAGGTTAAATAAGGCTGCTATAGCTACATTTGATCCCGTACTTGCAATTGATTCACCCGAAGGTGATGTAAATACACCAGCAGAGTTCACTGTAAATGGCGATACATTAACACTAACAAGTCCAATGAAAGCGGATCAAAAGTTAGTTGTTATTAGAAAAGTAGGTAAATTGTGGACAGACCCGGGCACTCCATTAAAAGATGCTCAAAACGACATTGGTAGTTTCTTACGTGGAGCAAGAAGTGAATTACCCGAATAAATATACTAGTAGGAATAGAAAATGACAAACACAATTAATGAACAAAACGGTGTATTTGTACAGGGACATATTAAAATAAGTGACCCTAGCAGCGGCGAAGTCTTTGTTAACAAAAAGAACGCCATACACTATGAAAATATGAGTATTGCTCTTGCAGAATCTTTAGGTAATGCAGGACAAGGGCCTATTGCTGTAATGAGCTTCGGCAACGGCGGTACAAATATAGATACAACAGGGGTAATAACATATCTTACTCCAAACTCAACAGGAACAAACGCAGGTTTGTACAATCAAACGTTTACAAAGATAGTTGACGATAGAAATACAGATAATTTGGACCCTACTAGAAATAAGATCGAAACTAGACACGTAAATGGTACAAATTATACTGATATTGTTATTACATGTTTACTAGACTACGGTGAACCAAACGGCCAAGATGCATTTGATACAGCATCTGATGCAGATAACAGTTTCGTATTTGACGAATTAGGTTTGCGTAGTGTAAGTCCAGATGGTATTTTAGGTAATGGTAGATTGCTTACTCATGTTATTTTCCATCCTGTACAAAAATCACTAAACAGATTGATCCAAGTAGATTATACAGTTCGAGTACAAAGCCTTAGCGGAGGTAACAGCTAATGGCATATCAAATCCAATTTACAGATTTTACAAATAAAGGATCTATTGTTGTAGAAGATAGAGAAATAAACAATACTGATACTAGTTTATCTCTACCTGGCAGAAACAGCACAGCATACGGTGAAGCGATTGCAGGTAACTTCTTGCATATTTTAGAAAACTTTGCAAATAACAATCCGCCCGCTAATCCTGTTGAAGGACAAACATGGTATGATACAACTGTTGGTGTTGATGCACTTAAAGTGTATGACGGAACAAATTGGATTGAATCAGGAGGCATCAAAAAAGGCGCTGCACAACCTGAAGTTGGAAACAGTGTAATTGGCGACCTTTGGGTAGATACTAGTAATCAGCAATTATATTTGAACAACGGTTCAAGTTGGATACTTGTAGGACCAGAATTTAGTGAAGGTTTATCATCAGGTACAAAAGCAGAACTAATCCAAGGTACAGATGATAAAAGTTACACAGTATTAAAAGTTGAAGTAGGTGCTCAACCTATAGCAATTATAACAAATGCACAATTTACACCTAAAGTAAATATTAGAGGCTTTTCAGTTCTTAAACCAGGATTTAATTTAACTAGTTTAACACTGTCAAGTACTAATGCCAAGTATAACGGCACAGCAGAATCAGCAGAAGCACTTAGAATTGGAAACAGCAATATTCCATCTAGTAACTTTTTACGTGCTGACGTAGATACAACATCAAATGGTACACTTTATGTTAAGAATAACCAGGGTGTGCAAGTAGGTGCAAATTCGCAATTAGCATTAGAAGCATCAGGAGAAAGCGGCGTTGTAAAAAGTAACTTCAACGGTGCTAGTTTAGACTTTAAAGTTAAAAATGATCAAGGCGAACAAACAGCAATTAGAATTAAGTCTAATACTAATGTTGGTATTAATCAAGAAAATCCACAACTTCCGTTAGATGTAACAGGTAGCGGTCGTTTTTCAGGTAATTTAGACGTTAATGGTGTTGAAGATGCAGATGATAGTTTTAATGATACATTAACTGAAGGCACTATTGTAACATCAGGCGGCGCGAGTGTTGCTAAGAATGTTAAAATTGGTGCAAAACTTACTGTAAAAGGTCAAACAAATATTGGTGGCGATGTTATTGCTGATCCAGATGCATTAACTAAACCTAACATGGAAGGGTTTGGTACTGTAAAAGCAGACACATTTGAAGGTTTCTTTAACGGAAGTGTGTCAGGTACTATTAATGGTACAGCATCAAGTGCAGCAAAACTTAACAATAAAACTGTATTTGAATTAACAGGTGATGTAAGTTCAGATCCAATAACATTTGACGGTGCAGGCGATCTTACAAAAACATTTACAACGACATTAAGTGATAGATTTATATCAGATAAGAGTGTAGTTGTTACTCCTCAAACAGGAGACGAATTATTAATTAACAGAACACAGGGTGAAGGCGGATTATTTAGAATATCTCAAACAAACTTGTTAAAAGGCGTTCCAAAAAATCCAGTAGGAATGATTGTACCTTTTGCAGGCGAAGTTGCGCCCCCTGGTTGGTACTTGTGTGATGGAAAAGAAATTAGACAAACAGAAGCATCAGCGTTATTCAGCGTAATAGGATTTAAATTTAAAGATCCACAAAGTCCAAATTTTCAAAACTCTGCGGCATCATTTTTTGCTTTACCAGACTTTAGAGGTAGATTTTTACTAGGTGCTGATAACATGGGCGGCTTACCTGCAAATAGTGTAACTAATACAAACGCAGATAACATAGGTGGTTCATCTGGTTCTGAATTTAAAGATATTAAGGTAGAAAACTTACCAGAACACGAACACGACATGAAGTCGCCAGGTGGTACACAGCACTATGCAATTATTGATGATACTGTAGCACCCGATGAGCAAGGAAGTATTAACCAACCGTTGAATATTTCACAAGGCGCACAAACAACAAGTGGTATTCCATCAAGTGGTGGAATTAAAGAAGGCGGAACCGACGGGCAAGGATCATTTAGAGGTGCAGAAAATTTAGGTACAGCACTAGATGCTTTACCACCGTTCGTTACAGTAAACTACATAATATTTGCCGATAATGTTTAGGAAACGATATGAGTTATAATTTAAACAAAACAGATGGAACACTACTTACAGAACTTGTAGATGGGATACTGGACACTAATACTACTGACATAAGTCTAGTAGGTAGAAACTATTCTGGATACGGCGAATTTATAAATGAAAACTTTATAAAGATGTTAGAAAACTTTGCTAATCCAAATAGTCCTGTTACACCATTAAAAGGACAACTTTGGTATGACACAAGCGAAAACAAATTAAAAGTATTTGACGGCACAGACTTCCAATCAGCAGCTGGTAGTTTTATTAGTGAAACTTTTCCTTCAGGACCAGTACCAGGCGACACATGGTTTAGTACAGCTGAAAAACAATTTTACTTGTATGATGGCACATCATGGACATTAATTGGTCCAGCATTTAGCAGATTGCAAGGAAAAAGTGGAGTTATAACAGATACAATTTTTGATACTGATCTAAATTCAAAAACAGTATTAAAATTATTTACAAACGAAATATTACATGCTGTTATATCAGGCGAAACATTTACTCCAAACCCTATTCCTAACAATTTAGTATCAGGATTAGTTACAGCAACTAATGCAACAGGAACTATTTTTAAAGGTGTAAATTTAATAGATACAGTCGATTTTAAATATAGAGGTGTTGCTGAATTTGCGGAAAACTTAATTAATTCAGAAACTGGCGGAATAGTTAAAGAATCTGAATTAATGAAAAATAATGCCAATCAGGTATTACAAGGTAGATTAGACGTTAGAGTTAGTGCAGGTCTTTCAATTGGGCCAAATGACGATACTAGATTGTTTATGGATAACGGCTTTACTATTAGAAATACTAGAGCAGGTGATGATTTTAATATTCTTGTACGTGGTGCTAATGATGTACTTGACCAAACAAGTGCGTTAATAATTAAGCCCACAACAAAACGTATAGGATTATTTAATTCAAACCCCGCTTATAATTTAGATGTTACAGGCGATGTACGTATTACTGGTAATTTAACAGTAGAAGGTGACAGTTTTGTAACTGAAGCAGAAACACTACAAATAGCAGATAAAAATATTGAATTAGCTGTAGTAGATAGTCCTACAAACTTAACATGTGACCAAGGTGGCATTACATTAAAAGGCACTACTGATAAAACATTCCAATGGTTAAATTTAACAAGTTCATGGACAAGTAGCGAACACTTAGATCTAGCAAGTGGAAAAAGTTTTAAAGTTAATAGTACTGATGTATTATCAGCAACTACAATTGGCACTGGCGTAATTAACAGTAGCCTAAGAAATCTTGGTGTACTTGAAACACTTAATATAGGTACAGGCGGCACAGCAAGTGTAAATATATCTAATGCAGGTGTAATTACAAGACCAGGCGCAGGATCAGGCTTATCAATTAACGTAGGCGGCGATGTTGATCTAAACAGTAACAAAATTACAAACTTGTTAACCCCAACAGCAGATGGCGATGGCGCTAATAAAGTATATGTTGATCAAACTGTACAAGTAGAACCAATAGTAATGTCACTAGATATTACAGGCATGCTTAGTGTTAACGATGGAATTATTGCAATATTACAAAGTTTGTACCCTGCAACAACGTTTGCTAATGGCAAAGAAGCAAGAATTGCTACAACGTCTTATGCAGGTCAAGCAACAGACCCAATTGATATTGCAACACCTACTACAATCACTGAAGTGAATGTTAATGCAGCTGCAGGCGGCGTAGTAAGTGTAATACAGGGCATAAGTTTACCTAACTCTTTAACTCCTACATTTACGTTAAGCGTTACAAGAGGGACAAGAAACTTCATAATTACTAATGGGGCATGGACTGCAAATTAGTATAAATACAACGTGTAAACACAGGATTATATAGGACAAAAAAAATGGCGTATCAAATAGATAGATTTAATAAGAGCCCTTTAACAACAGTAGAGGACGGTACTCTTGACGAAACTACAGATATTAAATTTGTAGGTAAAAATTATGCAGGATATGGAGAAATACATAACGAAAATTTCTTATTCTTGCTAGAAAACTTTGCAGGTGCTAACCAGCCACCTAAACCAGTAAGCGGTCAACTTTGGTTTGACAGCGGTTCGGATAGAATAAAGTTTAGAGATGGCAACCAAAACTGGCGAACAGTAGGCGGTGCAGAAGTTTCCGGAGCTCAACCAGCAGGATTAGCAGAAGGTGATTTTTGGTGGGATAGTGCAAACGAACAACTTTATGTTTACAATGGTTCAAATTTTGTCCTAATTGGACCACAAGACGCAGGCGAAGGCCAAACAGCAATGATTAGTCGTACTGTACTTGATAATACAAGCCCAACAGGCGTTTCAAGAAGTATTATTACAGCAACAGTAAATGATTCTGTAGAGTTTGTTATATCACCAGTAGCATTTACGCTAGGCTCAGGTGCAGACAACGAAATAACCGGCTTCAGTGATATTAAACAAGGTGTTACATTAAGAGACACGCCAGCTTCAGGTGTAACAAGTACAGCAGTAAGATTCCACGGTACAGCAACAAACGCTGATAAATTGGGCGGCCTTAGTTCAGGTGATTTTGTACAAGGCGGTTCACCGAGCTTTGCTTCACAGTTAGACCTTAGTGCAGGATTAGTTACACATAGTAATTTTTACTTTACAATGCGTCCAGATAATCAAACTGGATTAATTAAAAATACAAGTGCAAATGCAAACCAAATTGACTTTGAATTAAAAGCACCTTCTACAGGTACACTTACACATTCTGTTGCAATTACAGCAGGCGGCATAATGCCTGGTGTTGCATCAACTGATTTAACATTAGGTGACAGTGGAAACGTTTGGGACGAAGTACATGCTACAGCATTTAAAGGCACAGCAGATAATGCAAACCAATTAAGACTTGGTAATTCAGGTAGCTCTTATACGTATGCTACAGAATCTAACGTAGGCGGCACTATTGCTGTAAGACAGCAAGACGGTGCAAATACAAAACTAGTTGCAGATATTTTCCAAGGTACAGCAACACAAGCACAATTTGCTGACTTGGCAGAAAAATACACAGTAGAAAAAGATCATCCTGTAGGAACAGTTATGTATGTAAGCACAGCAGGTGAATATGAAATTGCACCGTGTT